ATAGTTGCAAGACAACGGAAACGCGCCAAAAACCGCACTCATCCTCGAATAACGAGTCTGTTCTGTGAGCGTACTTGTAGAGAGTGAGCGGATAGACAAGAAAGCCCCCTAAACGTCGATTTCAGCACCGAACAGGTTAAAACTGAGAGCGTTCCCTGTTCCGGCTGCAACGGTCACGACATCAGTGGCTTCGAGCGCCATGCCCAGAGTCAGAGTGGTCGAATCATTCGCAGCGATGGGAACCTCTTTCGCGATGTAGTGTTTGTTCGCCAGAGTGTCACCGTTCGTCCTGAACGCCACATTGAATGTCGTCGCAGCAGCAGAGATGTTCGCAACCACCATCGTCGAGATGATGACCTCTTTCGCCGAAGCGACAGTCAGGATGTCCGTGTCCGACGTAGTCGTCAGATGCGCCTGAGCGAGCGTCTTGTATGAAGTAGCCATTGTGTTTTCCTAGCCTCCCATGAGCAGAAAGTTGTTTTCAAAGCCTCCACCGCCAGCGCCCCCGGCAGTCTGCCATGCAGCACCGTCGTAGTATTCGAACGCGTCAGTGTCCTCAAGATACCGGAACTGACCCTCGGCAGGCGTGCCCAACGCCGAACCCGCAGCAGCAGCATTCGCGTAGACGCCGATTACCTGGTCTTGCAGGAACGATTGGACATTGGCAGCCGTGAGCACCTCTCCGGCTGTGAATGTGCGGTAGCCAGATGGATTCGCCATGTGTCCTCCTAGAACGCCAGATGTCCGGTGTTCAGTTTACCGAACACAGCGTCATCTAGGACAAGCGAGTTGAATGCCAGAGACGCCACTCCAATAATCATGTCATGAGAAGTCAGTTGAATGTCATGGTCAAGGCGAATAATCTGACCGAACTGCACAATCGGGTCATCCCCACCGACATTGTTCGGCGTGAACGTCATCTTCACGACGTCGCCCAGTTCCAACCCTGACAAAGTTTCACGTTGTCCAGCAGTGATGTCGTCGAAGCTAATCTTCACCGCTTCGAACCGCAGTTCAGGCTCCCCGAACTTCTCGACGACAAACAGGGCAAGGTTCGTCAACTGGTCAGTGGAATCGACCAGCACGTCAGCATCGAACTCGGTGATGCCATACTGCTGCTGAGATGGCGAGTTGTTCGCAATGACCGTCCCCGTCGGTCCAGTGATTGTTGCCCGGTTGAATAACAGTTCCGTGCCAAAGTTCATCTCCACAGCAGTGAACTGAATCCCAGTGCCATCATCAGCGAGTGCCACAAACGTGTCCGACGTTGGAGTCGCATCCGTTCGACTCCGGAACTGCAAGTCACCATCCCGAGCAATGAACAGCTGCCCCTGCTCAGACGCCTCCACTTTCTGCAAGTAGCGCAACACATTCCCAGAGAACACGTCAGCGCCGAGCTCCGACTCTCCCACGTCGATGTTGCGTTTGTCCGCAGCCCATTCAACCTCTTCACGATTCAGAATCGCCGAGACACGTTCACCCGTCGTCTGCGGGACCGCCGTGCCCTCGACAAGCTCCTGCTGTGCAAGCAACGTGAAGTCATCCACCGAAACGACTTCCGCAATGGATTGCCCGTCGACGTCATAGTCAAAGTTCCAGTCCGAGACAAGCCCAGTGAACAGGCGTTCCGCGCCGAAAGAGATTCTGATGGGTTGACGTGGCTTGATGTAGGCAGCGAACTGAGCGTTCTCATAGGACGGGTCAAACTGTCGACCCTGATTCCGCAGTCGCAGGTTCACACGTCCAGCGCCGAAACGATTCAGGTCACGGTTCTTGCCTCGCGTGATGGCGCATTCAGCGACGAAGTCTGTGACGTCTTCGAACTGCACACCGCCGAGACGATAGGTGATGTTATCCAACACACCACGGACGGGGTCGTCCAAAGTGAACCCGCCGATGGCTCCCAGCTCAACCTGCAACGTCATCGGGCAGCCTCAAAGACAGGCGCTGCCTCACGCTGATATTGCTCAATGATTCCAATGACGTCTTCTCCGACGCGGTTGCCGTTCACTCCCATGCCAGCATTCACGGTGATGTTGTAGTTCTGCTGGACCCGCGCCTCTTGACCTGGCACAAACGTGCGACCCGTGTCGAAGCGTGTCATGTTCGCAATCAGCTCACGTTGAGCAGCCATCTGACGCGACAGGTCAAAGTTCAGCTGGGTCAGTGTGTCCGCTTGGTCGCCTGAACGTCTGTTGAGCTCACTACCAGAGCCACCGATGATTCCAGCTTCAATCTCCAACTCCGTTATCAGACGACGGATTCCGGACTGTCTTGTGTCGATTCGGTCAATAGTAACTTCGGGTATTTCAAAGCCCTTCCCCCCGAGCGCTTTGGAGATTTCTCCCACAATGTTCGCCAAGTCACGGAACTTGTTGATTGTTCCCTCGACGCCACTGATGATGAAGTTCAGAACGGCGACCATACCGTCCTGGAATCCCGCTGCAGCTCTCAAGATTCCCAAGAAAGACGTGCTGAACTTTCCTTCACTCTTGACAGATTCTTTTCCGAAGATGACAAGCCCTGTCGCTGCGAGTGCAATCGCTCCGACCACTGCAAGTATCGGATGCCTAGCAAGGATGGCGAAGAATCCAGAGGACGAAGCAGCAGCCGTCCCAGTAGCACCGGCGAAGATGCCGAGAGCGATGCTTGTCAGCTGGACCACGGTCCGCAGCAGAGCGAACGTGATGATGAGAGCCCCGACCACTTCTCCGTTCTCAGCCAAGAATCCAGTGAAGCCTTCAACGATAGGTCCAAGCTCGTCGAGCAACACTTTCAACGCAGGCAGGGTGACAAGCAATAGCTCAGCGAACAGAGTCACAATGTCTGTCACAGGGTCGATGAGGGGAATGATTGCCTCAATAAACTGTGGGATGGCTGCAATCAGTTCGGCAATCTTCGGAGCAAGCTCCTGGAACATGCGAATCAGCGGAGCCTCAAGGTCGTCAATCGTCGTCCCCAAGTTCGCCACTAGGTCCTCTGCCAAAGGTGCAAGCGCAGCACCGATGGAGATTCCCAGGTCAGCGAAGCGTGAACGCAGCAGTTCCAACTTCGCCGTCAGAGTCTCCAACTGTTTGTTCGCGACCTCTTCAGTGGTCCCGCCAGCGTCACGCAGAGCAGCCTCATATTCGCGAATCGCATCCCCGCCACCGAGAAGCAACTTGATGGCGTCTCCAACACCACGGGTCAATCCGAGCTGTTCCAACGTGACCGCAGCCGTGGCGTCAGACATGGGACCAAGAACTTCAGTGAACTCATCGACAACGTCAGCCATGTTTCGCAGGTTGCCGTCAGCATCCAGAACCTCAAGTCCTAGAGCTTCGAACTTCTCTGGAGCTCGACCCGCAGCGCGTGTGATGTCTCGCAAAGCAATGTTGAGTTTCTCACCGGCTTCAGTTCCCTTGACACCTTGGTCAGCGAACAGTGCAAGAACAGCAGCACCTTCTTCGAGGTCCTTGCCCACGACCTTCAGCGCAGCACCGGCTTTGTTTGTCAACGCCTCTGATATCTGCTGAACAGATGTGTTCGCCAAAGTGTTCGCTTTCACGAACACGTCAGTGACCCGTGTCAGATTGTCCAGGTTCTCTGCTGCATCATCTGACGTGAGTCCGAGGGCTGATTGTGCGTCAGTGGCGAGGTCAGTCGCCAGAGCCATGTCGAACATGCCAGCCTGAGCGAACTTAGCCACCTGGGGCATCGCAGCCACAGACTGCTCAGCGCTTAGACCTGCAGACGCGAGAAAGAAGAATGATTCGGCAGCTTGGTCCGCGGAGAACGTCGTCGCCTGAGCAACCTCACGGGCAGCGTCCGACATCTCCCCGCGCATCGTGTCCGAAACATCGCCCATGATGGCAAGCGACTTCGTCATCTGTGCGTCGAATGACGCGAACGACCTGACCGACTGCACACCGATAAGACCGACACCGGCAACCGCTGCACCCGCAGCTTTCACCGCGCCAGCAGAGAACTTCCGCAGGGCATCCTGAGCTCGCTTCAGACCCTTCTGGTCGAACTTCGAGATGATGTTCAGATTGATAGCCATGGGTTAGGCTCCCCTAACTTTGAATCGGCGATTGACCTTCATGGCAGCATCATTCAAAGACTTCACTGCCAAAGCTACGAGCACAGGGCGACGCTTGATTGCCTCAAGAAACATGAACCGTCCAGGACCCTTACCAGTCTGTTCAGCGAGCGCCTCAATGAACGCATCACCCTGACCATTCAGACGGTGACGAATCACACCATCACGGTCCCGGCGCGTGTACGGCTTCGACATCGTCATCGGAGGACGGCGACGAATACCAGCGAGCTCCGCATAGTCAAAGCCCAGTCCGCGAGAACCCCCCGTGAAACGAATGTTGACAAGCTTGTCACCGCCACGGCGACCCTTGCCAGGGCGAAACTCCACCACTGGCTTGTTGACGCCACGCCAGCGAGTACGACCACGGTGAGCCATCTGAGACTTGCCACGCTTGTTCGACGTGATAGGAGGCGTCCGAGAGATAGTTGACGCAATCTGATTCGCGACTGGATTCAGCGACGTCTTCAGGTCCGAACGCAGCTCCCGAACAGCAGAGTCCTTGAACTGCTTGAGCTCACGGACGACCTTGTCGACATTCTCGACAGATACCCTAGGCTCAAGCACACGACGTCCTCTCCACCCGTCATTCTATCGGCGACGACGCGCTTTGTGATGTGCCGAATACTTGAACGTCAGATACTTCTCAATCGTGAACAGCATCCGCGGAGACAACTCAAGCAGCTCGCGAGGGCTCAGTCCTGTCTCGACAGCGAGAAGAGCAATCTTCCAGTGCATCGAGTCATCGCCGAGCGGTTTTATTTTCCCTCGTCGAGAGCCTCCACAATCTCCACAGAGTCAAGCCACTTCTCAAAGTCATCCTTCGTGATGCCTGTCCGCTTGCACACATGCCAAGCAAGCCAGAACATGTGCGTCAGCTTCATCTGTGTTTCCAGACGAGCCATCGACATCTCGAAGTGCTCTTCGAACGCGACCAAGTCACGAGCTTTCGCGACTACAGTCTTGCTTTCACCGTCACTGAAGGTTATTGCCATGCTGATATTCATGGCGCTAACTCTAACAGGTCAGACTAGGCAGTGCCCTCAACGACGCCCGAACCGGAAGCTAGAGGCCAGGTCACCTCGAAGGTGCTGAGGTCGCCAGTCTGTCCCGAGATTGGAGTCACGGTTGTGCACAGAGCGACCATGGTGAAGCTGGGGTTGGTCGCTGACACAGTGCCAGAGGTGGGCTTGATGACCACAGTGGCTTCCGAGCCGAGCAGCGGGAACAGTGTCTGGTGGACCGAGGCTGCGCCGTAGTCCTGGTGGAACGAAAGGGTAACTGATGCGTCCTTCAGTCCAGCGACACGCGACACAAAGCCGTTCGAGCCGAAGCTTGAGGTCTCAACCTCATTCGCCGTGGTCTCAATCTCTGCGGAAGCGATGTTCGCCGAAAGGTCGACATCATTCACGGTAATCTCAAAGTCAGTCGCGACGAAACGTGCCACGGGCTTCTCCTATTCTGCGAGGACTTGCACCTGGAAGTCTGCTGCCAGGTATGTAATATCTCCCTGCAATGATATCGCACCGACGTTCGTCATCGACTGGACTGTGCAGTCGTATGCGTTACCACCGAGGGTCCTGTCTGACTCGACAGCCTCTTTGACTGACGTGCCAGACGTGGACGTGTAATCGTTCAGACGCTCCTGTGTGTACCGTTCAGCAGCCCGTCCAACGATGACAGTGATGATGAAGATGTAACGTGTCATCCCACCCGTGAACGCCTGGTCATAGTCGATGGACTGCAACTGGACCACGGCAATCGGTGGGGATGGATTGTCTGGGACTTCGGCAGCTGCGCGAAGCCCTGACACTGTCCGCAGGTTCACGGCGAGCGCGTCCCGCAGGTCCGTGATGGAGGTCAAGCCATCCTCACTTTACGCCAGGGCGACAGCAGAGATTCAATGTCAGGGTCGATACGGGACACGCGGACAACTCCGATGTCTCCAAAGCCCACAGCCCCCAGAGGCGCGTCAAAGCGCTTGAATAGCCTCATGGACAGCAGGATGCAGGCTTGCTTGACCGCTGTCGGAGTGGTCGAGATTCCAAAGGTCCCTGTCACCTGGACCGTCGCTTCGTGAGCGTTGACATTGTTCGGGTCCCAGATGGGGAACAGGTAATCCCCGATTGCCCGAATCCGAGTGAAGGGTGTCGTCAACCCGCCCGCGATGCCGTTCAGGGGCTCCAACTGGCGGTCCGATTCAGCCCAGGTGACAGAGAACTCTTCGCCGTCAGGCGCAGTCTTGAGGGTCGTCAAAGTTTCGATGTCGTCAGTCTGCACGACAAACGGACTCTCCGGAACATACACTCGCGTCTCGCTCGTCGAGTAGAAGACGCGTTCACAGTAGCCGTCAATCTCACGGGACGCTGATTCGACAGCGACGTCGATGAGGTCGTCGTCCTGAGTGTCCGCTAGTGGGATTCGCAGCGCGTTCTTGACATCGTCGCGTGCACAATAACCATTCGTGATAGCCATGGGACCTCCGCGTCTAGTCTACTGGAGCCACTCCAGACGACGTCTGCGGTCCAACTCCCACTGTCCAGCATCCTCAACGCCAGCAGTAGTCCGCTCCATGAACAGTTTCTGATTCTCTCGGAACGTGTGACTGTTTAAAGCTTGGAACTTCTCAGAGCCCTTCAGCGTCGAACTATTGTCATGTCCAACATCGAGTTTCTGTTGGAAGACGACGCCGTTCCGCATGGCGCGTGTTTCAAAGTCATTGTCCTCAAAGTACGCGGGATGATATCCCCAGCCGAACAGTCCCACCTTCCGAATGATGTCTTCACCGATGGTGAACGTCTGCCAGTGAGGAGGATGCTGCGCCAGGAGCATCTCATGAGGTTTCGTGTCAGCCATCACAGACAACGTGCCAGAGTGAAAGAAAGCGTCGTCCGAAGCGAACGCCCAGTAGGGAGCGTGAGGGAATGACATGATTCCCAGATTCCACGATGCAGCCACGCCCAGGTTAGACGGCATTCGCAGCACCGTCACGACATCACAGTAAGGATGCGTCATGTCGACATCCCACTTGCCACCATTGTCGATGATGAGCAGATGGTCCACAGGGTAAGTGATGGAGTCCAGCAGACGCCTGAGCAGGTCATAGCGCGTCAGCACGGGGACAATCAGATTGTCAAGCACTTTGATAGTGTAACCCCATGGCGCATCAAGCCCAGAGAGACTTCATTCTGCGTGTTCAGAAAGAACATCCAGACGCATTCACAGACGTGTCAGTCCTCGACATCGGCTCACTGAACATCAACGGCACACTGCGGGACTTTTTCCCCGGCTGCGAATACCTCGGCGTCGACGTCGGAGAAGGACGCGGAGTTGACCTCGTCATGGACGGAGCGGACCTCGACTTTCCAGACGGCACATTCGACATCACCGTCTCAGCAGAATGCTTCGAACACAATCCACGGTGGGCAGAAACATTCGACAACATGCTCCGCATGTCCAACCGATACGTCCTCTTCACCTGTGCGTCGACAGGACGAGCAGAACACGGGACGACTCGCAGCACACCCGGCGCATCACCCTTCACCCTGGACTGGGACTATTACCGAAACTTGACCGCCGAAGACTTCGAACAGGAGTTCGACCTCGAAGACATGTTCGCTGAACATTCGTTCGAATACAATCCGCAGTCCTGCGACCTCTACTTTTTCGGCATCAAGCGCTGACAAAGAAAGAACCCCCGCCGAAGCGGGGGTCCTGTTCGTTTTGTCTTACGCGATGACGCGAATCTGGTTGTCTTCGCGGATGGTCGTGTAACCGCTAGCCTGCAACGCGGCCTCTGTGTTGTTTAGCAACTCGTCCTTCTCTTCGGGTTCCCAGTCCTCAAGGACCGAGAAGTTGACGAAGCGGGCAACTACGTTGCCGCGGTGTCCCTGCACCTCCATGCCGTAGACGAAGTCCTTTGTTCCGCGGGTGCGGTACATGTAAGGTCCGACGGCTCGGCGCACGACGCTTCCGATGGTCTTGGTGCTTACAATCTTGGTGCTCATTAGGAGCTCCTTTCTTGGTTGATACACCCAATGTAACACATCAGAGCACAATGTCAAACACATTCTGAAAGTTTTTTTCAGAGCATCACGCCGAGAAGTACCCCTCAAAGAACGGCAGCCACGACTCAGCCCACACCTTGTCTGCATCGAACTGAGACGCCCACTCAATCGACTCCTGCGACGTCCCCCGCTCCGCATTGTAAGCAGCCTCCAGTGCAGGCACAATCGACTGAATCAGAGGCACATACCACCACGCTTGACCCGGCTCATCCCAGAACGGCTGCCCGTCAACCAAGAAACTGTCCGGACCGGCAATGTCCTGCGTCGCCGTCCAGTTCGACGTGATGACACGCGTCCCACACGCCTGAGCCTCAATGATGGGCACACCGAAGCCCTCTCCCAGTGACGGCGCTAGGAGGACGTCAGAGGCGCTGTAGATGGCAGCCATGTCCTTCTCCGAATAACCAATGCGGAGATGATGAGGATTCGCAATGCGGACACGCTCATCCGACAAGCCCACAGACTTGATGATGTCCGGCAAGCGGAATCCACCATAGGCATTGTGAGGGATGGCGTGGATGTAGAGATAGGCGTCCGGGTGTGACTGTTGGAACATGCTGAACGCCATGCAAGCCTCCGCATACGATTTTCTGTGGACGCTACCGTTAGCTTTATTCGCTGCCACCATCGTGACCAAGAACGCGTCCTCCGGAACTTCCAAAGCTGCGCGTGTCGCCTCGCCACCGAGTTTCTTTGTGGGCTTCATGATTGACGTGTCAACCGAGTGGGGAATGTAAGTGTTCTCAATGTCGATGGCGTCCAGTTGACGTTTCCCATGAGGAGACATCGTGATGGGGGTGACGTTGTCTCTCTGAAGGACCTCGACGACTTTCGGCGGGGCTGTCACATGGTCGAGGGGGACGTATGCGAGCCATTCACCGTTGAACTGGAGGTCTTTGTATACCCAGACGTCGTAGAGGGTCAGGAGGGCGTCAGGCTTCTCTCCGACCTGCTGCAGAAAGTGTTCATGCCAGACGGGAATGACGTCGTCACTGTAGGGCTTGAATCCCTTTGGATAGTGATGGAACTTCCCGTAGGGTGTCGACCCTTTCTCGATACGACCTTCAAGTCCAAAGTTCGACAGATTCGCCACGTCCATGCCGGACCTGAGCAACCTGTCGATGAGCAGTTTCACCTGCTGTCCATAACCCGTTGCAACACCATAACTGTTCGATGCGACGCTGAGCGCCCCTTTGAGTTTCCGCATGGCTGTCAGCATAGCGAAAGCCCCCCAGCATTTTCGCCAGGGGGCTTTCGTGTCTGCGCGGGTTACGCGTGGACGAGTGCTTTCACATGGCTGGAGTGGCTGAGTGCCCCATCGCAGCGGAATGTGAAGCGGTATCCGATGATGTCGTTCGCAAAGTACGCGTCCTGAGACACGGCGACTGACAACCCGGTGCTGAGCACCTGATAGCTGCTCAGAACACCGAACACGACGCTGCGTGCTCCGGTGCCGATGTCAGCCATGGCGCTGTTTTCCACGATGGGGAAACCAAGCAGCGTCTGACCACCAATGGATGTCGGGTCATAGATGTACCGTCCATCATTGTCCTTCAGCTTGCGAACCGCTCCGAGGGTGGCGGTGTTCATCATGAACTTCGGCGAAAGCGCACGCGCAGCCGAGTCCAAGCTGTAGGAAAGGTCAATGAGGTTGTCCGCAGTGAACGAAGTGGTGCCAGCCTCCACCGCGGAAGCAGCAGCGGTGACAACACCCTCAGTCTCGGTAGTTCCAGTTCCAACGGTCAGCAGGTTGTTCACCTGGAAGCCGATGGCGTTACCAGCCTGAGTCTGAAGCGTCTGCTCCAGCGGGAACGATGCGTCGTCCGCGAGCTCCGAAGCGACCTTGATGATGAAGGCTTGCTTCTTGGGCTCGAGCAGGATGCTTCCGAAAGTTGGCTCGTCATCTGAGATGGCGGAACCGGCAGCGTACTGCGCTGCAGTCGAGTAAGCGTCCAGCGTCGGAATCCTCAGCGACTCTCCCGAGTCCCTAGTGATGACCGTTGCTTCTTCGAGCATGGGTCCCACGGCGCGAGCGAGCAGCAGCACGTTCGAGCTGAAGTCTTCACGGACAGTGTCAGTCGCGGGGACCAGCGTGGCGCGGGTGTCCCACGTTCCGAAGTAGTGGTCGCGAATCTCGCCACGGGCGAGGGAACGGAACACGTCTCCAGCGGTCTGAGCGGTCTCAGCGGGGACAAACTCTCCGGCAGCGTCGCGAGCCTCGGCAGCACGCTGGGCAGCACGCTCAGCGGTAGCGATGGTCTCGTCTGCGCGGGTGATGTCCGCTTCGATGCGCTCAATCTTCTGCAGCTCCTCCTGAGACATGCCCTCGCCACGCTCTTCAGCCTGGTCGATGACCTCACGCATCTGGTGAATGAGGTTGGCACGCTGCTCAGTCTGCTGCTTGATAAGCATTTCAGACATGATTCTCCAATGTGTCTTTTCGTTCACCTCAATGATACCTGTGGACGTGTTTCCAACTTTTTCGGGACGACACGAAAGATTCTTGCCCAGGTTGTTGCGCGTTGTGTATTGTTGTGCTACAGTTGAGACATCAACCAAGAAAGGAACACCCCAATGACCACCATCACCATCACCCTCACCGAGAAAGAGCTCCGCGCCTTCGCAGTAGCCAAGAACTTCATCGACAACGCCTACTACGACAACATGCACATCGACGAAGAGTTCGGTGACGACCACTACGAGCAGACACACCGCCACCTGGACATCCTCGACGAGAAGATTCAGCGGAAGCTCGCCGAGAAAGAGTGGATTGACGCAGCAGTCGCCCAGTGGAGCGAGGAGCGTCCTGACCTCTCGAAGACTGTCCTTCGCCAGCACGCCAAGAAGGTTTACGCCTCAATCTAGGAATCAAACGGGGAGCCCTTCGGGGCTCCCCCTCAACCAAGAAAGGAACATCATGAACACCAACACAATCCAGGTCAGCGACATCATCGCTGCAGGTTCAGTCAACAGCATGGACCACCTTCCCATGAAAGAGGTGCGGACTCGCGACCTCAAGGTGGGCGACATCATCGCTGAGGGCAACAGAATCGCTGGATGGAACTATGCAGTCGTGACTGACATTCAGGTCGAGCGCAACTACAAGGGCACAAAGAAGTGGCGTGTGTTCTTCACCTTCGCTCGCCACGGAATCTCCTTTGGCGCAAGCAATCGCGTCTGGGTCGTCGCTCAATAACATCTAAGGACGAAACACGATGACGAACATCACCTGGAACGACTACAGCTACGGCAGGCTCACACTCATAGCCCGCAAGCAATACCTCGCCTTCATCGCAGATGACAACCACGACCCCGAAGTCGCCGAAGAGATGCGTCAACGGTGGGAGAACCTCTACGCCGAAGCCAAACGACAAGGCGAGATGTCCTGAAGTCACTCTCCTAGAGAGTGGCGAGGAGAAAGGGGGAAACTACTCGCCACTCTCATCAGGAGTAGCAAGTCGCTTCTCGGCGGGAGAGATGACTCGCTTCTCACGCGTCGGCTTCTCATCATCGAGAGCGACGACAGCTTCAGCCATCGCCTGAGCGAGCTGGGCAATAGGACCAGAGTCCGGATTGCCAGCAGCGTCCAGGATAGCTTTCTTGACCTGAGCAATAGTTGCCATGATTAGAGCTCCATCATCTTCAGTTTGGCTTTCTTAAGAGCAAGCATGTCCACGTCGGAGTTCTGCTCGGCAGGCTTCTCATCCTGCGGTCCCAGCTCCTCAAGCACCTTCGCGAGAACCTCACGCTCATCAGCGGAGATGTTCTGACCCGATTCAACCTTCAACAGGGTGTCAGCGAGCGCGTCAGCGTCCACTGAGAGGCTCCTGGCGACCTTCTCAAGCCCTCTGACAGCCGTTGTGCCTGCCGTGGCAGGGTACGCCGGGAAAGAGACGAGAGAGACTTCGTGGAGCCGTACAGAGTGCAAGGTGCGTTCTGAACCGTCGTCATTCCATGAATCGCGGATGACAGAGAACCCGAAGCTCATTGAATCGACCACCTTGGTCCGGGTCAGGACTGCAATGTCGCGCCCGAGTTGAGTCGGAGCGAGTTCAGCTTCCACGCGCAGTCCACGTTCGTCTTCATAGAGACGCAGAGTGGAACTGCGGGTCGACGCTAACGGCTGCCCGGAGTCGTGATTCCAGAGGAGCTTGATATCGTTCCGCGCTTTGATGCTCCGTTCGAAAGCACCACGGGCAATGCGCTCCGTGAACGGCAGAGGCTCGCTCGGTGAATCAAAGATTGCAGCGTAACCCTCGAAGTGAAGTCCACCATCACCATCTTCGCGAACTTCGAACTCCATCGGGTTCGTCCGTGTTTCAAGTTTGCTCACAGCCTGACCTCTCGCACGACCATCGTTTTCTCTTTCAAGTCTACCAACGACCCCTTCCGCATAGGACTGAGCACGCTCCGCAGCACGCTTCGAAGGTCCAGAACCCCACAGCAGATGCGCGACCACGCCAGCTGAAGGATAGTCGTCAGAGTCAGGGTCCGCTGCAGGAGCGTCAAGGTCCATCATGTGACGTGCAATCCACGCAGCCATGCGAACCCACTTGTCGGGTGTCAAAGCGTCTCCACGCGCCATCTGACGCGCTTCAGTGACCGTCCGGCGAGTCAGCCCATCCCCGGCGAGCCCCTCTTCGTAGTAGCGGAGTCCTTGCCGTGCAGCAGCACGCATGTAAGCCGGGGGGACCAAGTTGACCTGGCGTTGCTCCAAAGCCTCTGTCGAGCTGCGTGTGGACCGTGGATGGTCTTCTGGCAGCAGGTCATTGTCAGTCACATAGTTTGCATTCTCCGGCTTGCCATTGCGGAGCAGGTACAGGTAGGCGTTGACGCGTGCCATCGCCCACGCTGCGCGAGAGATGCCCGGACGGTGGCTGGTCGAATATGCTCCAGCTCCTCGACGATAGACAGCTGCGAGCTGCCCATACGTTGTCCGCGTCCACGATGGACGGTCATCGTCAGACATCTGCTCATTGTGTTCAGAGACTTTGTTTCGAAGAGCTGTCTCTGTAGCTTCAGAAAGTTCGATGTCGCCCGCAGCGCCAGATGCTGAACCCGGTTCATTTTCGTCTGAACCCTCAATCTGGTCCTCCGGTGGGGCAGGAGTAGACGCGTCATCGTTTCGGGAATACTCGCTCTCCCCTTGCCACGCGTTGCAGTAGTAGCCACCGCGGACGTAGTCGTCCCAGCGTTCACACCATGCTCGACCTTCACTGTCGACGCGGTCTTCATTCAGAAAGCGACAGTTCCCACAGGCGCGACCCTCGGGCACGTCATCAGACGTGGCGGGACGGTAGTTGTCTGGCAGTTCTCGAATGCTGCGAAACTGGTCGCCCTCATATGCCCCGCCGGGTTCCATGTCCTCGGCGATGCTCACAGCGACCATATGCTCAATGGCTGAATCCTCTGATTCGTGACATGCGAGCAGTTCACCATCGTCTTTGACGACAGCCCACGCGGGACAGTCAGGATGACGGTCCGTGATGAAGTACGGCACTGTTAGTCCCTCCTTCGGACATCCAGAACGTCAAGGACGAGTCCGTTTGGGGTGCTGATTGCCCACAGTTCGTCGCCAGGGGGAATGTCCATCTGAAGTGTGTCGCCGGGGTCGAGATGAATGCCAGTCGTGCCAGCTGCGTCTGCGCTGCCACCCGCGATGTAGATGTATTCGTTGGATGACTTAGTCCGATTGTGCATCGTCACCTGATGAGGCATGTTGTCCGATTCCACCACTCGCGTCGGAGTCACGTTGGACAGTGTGAACTTGCTTGTCGTAATCGGCATCATTCCACCTCGTAAACGCTCTGGGGGTCTTCGGGGTCGAGTGTGGCTGCCTGCTGCAGTTGCACAGACGGCACACCCGTGTGGTCCATCGTGGGCAAGTCGAATGCTTCGAGGACAGCTGCAGGTTCGAATCCAGAGTAGATGAGAGCCTGAGCCATCTTCACGCGTTCCATCTGCGCTTTCACGCCGGAGTCTTCGATGTTGACGTTCGCCAATGGGACGCGTGGATTGTCTGCGCCGGGAACGTCAAGCGGACGCATGTCTTCCAGAGCGCGAACTTCGTTGATGGACATTGCTCCCATCTGCATGAGCTTCGAGTAGGAGCTGGTCCGCTCTTCGAGCGATGCTCGCAGCAGGGCGTCCATGTTGAATCGGACGAACGCTGTCTCTCCGCCGGGGTAACGGTCCAGCAGTGTTGACAGGCTGTTTTCGAGCTTGGCTGCGATGGGACGCAGCGTGTGCTGTGAGAAGAAACGGTTGTTCTCCTCGACACTGCTATACGACATGCCCTTATCAAGTCCGAGAAGATGTGGAGGCATATGGAATGCGCGTGCGACGTCTGCGATGGCTTGATTCTTTGATTCGACCAGCATGGACTTTTCAGGGTCCGTCTGAGTGGCTTTGAATGTTGCCCCTCCGGTGAGGACGCCGGTCCTGTGGGCACGCTTCCAGGAGCCGTGCTTCGAGTCGAAGCTGTTTCGCAGAACGTCTGCCTGCTCCTGTGTCAACTGTCCGGGGTATTCGATGACGCCGTTCAGCGATGTTCCATTGCCGAAAAACTGTCCTGTGTAGGCGTCGAGAGCTTTCCCGATGCCGAGTTGTTCTTTCAGTGATTCGACGCGGGAGACGCCTCGCAGCTGTCCCGGCTTCATCAAGTCCGGAATGTAGAGCACCTCGTCAGAAGTCAACGGACGCGATTCGCCCTCAACGTGGAAGATGACTCTTCCCACTTTGTTTCGTTCCATGCGAACCGTCTGCGGGTTCAAGCATTGCATGTTCACAATCTCGCCTCGGCGAGAGTAGACGCGAATGAACGCGGAGCCTGCGAGGAGCAGTGAGGTGATGACTTGAGAGTAGAAAGCTTCACGGGGAATGTCGACGTCTGGACGGTCAACCCATGCTGGACGGGGACGCCACGGGAACCGAGCGCCGTCTCGTCGAATGAAAGTGTCCACGGGGAGGGTGCTCATGGTGTCAGCGATGAGACTGACAGCAGAGAACACTGCTCCGATGGTGAGGGCATTGTCGACGTCGACGTGGACGCCGGAACGGGTTCCAAGTTGAATGTCGTCGCCAGTCTCAAAGATGGACTGATAGGAGATGGCGCGGTTCTCGAAGAGGCGATTTAGAATCACTGCTGACGTCCTAACGCATAGCCTGCTGCGGACACGACAAGTCCGCCGATAATCAGTCCGGCAGGTACGCTCAGCAGAGCGACCCCGGTCACGATAGTTGCCAGCCCTGCAATCTGAAGCACGGTTGCCATGTGTCTCCTATCCAAAGAACTCAGGCACTATCTGTTCCATTCTAGCCACCGTCGCTCGGTCAACGGCGATGATAGTGCTCACGGCTGCGTCGATTCGCCGAGGTGAATGACGAGCCTCTTTCACAATACGCGGTCCGAGATTGTCAACCTTGACCACGGCGTTCTGGAAGTGTCTCGCGACAAGCGGGTCGCCATCATTGACCAGACGCTTCTCCGTCACCATGTCGAAGAGTTTCGCGCAGCTCGCCACCATCCGTCTCGGCGCTGTCGATGGATATTCAGATATCGGCACGCCCTTGTCCTGCAGCACCTCCATGGACCTCTGCCAGCGAAACGGGTCACACGCTACCTCGACAACTTTCGGATGTTTCTGACAGAACTGCAGAATAGTGTTCTCGACGTCTGCAATGTCCACACGCCAGTCGTCGTCATCCTCTGTGGTCTTCTCCCACGCTTTGACGAGAAACGTCTTGACAGGGTCGCCCTCAGCTTTCGGAATGATTGCGCCTGTGATGACCGTGCAGTCTCCAGAGAACGAACCGTCAAAGCCGAGGACAATCTCATCGTCCGGAGAGATGTCCACTTCGCCAGCGCAGTCCTCCCACGCTCCTGCAGGTAGCCATGAAAGCCGAGTCGACACCCATTGGTTGCAGCGCTTGGTCCGAAACTCTGATTCCGGTGTGCGCCTCACAGCGCTCTCGAAGTCGCTGGGGGCGCTCAGGTCGCCGAAGCCGGGGTTCGCCTCTCTCCACGTCTCCTCAAGCCTGTGGTCACCATCTGACTCCCACCACGCCATGAAGTAGGTCGAGTCCTCAATCTCCCCCCTGTGGCTTTTCTGACCGTACTGATACAACTCGAAAGCAACAGAGTCCCGTCCCGTGTTGTCCGACTTTTGTCCCGCTGTCGTGATGCACAGCATCATCGGAGACTGTCGAGCTCCAGTGGCGAGCGACATGACATCAAACAGGTCGCGGTTCGGTTGCGCGTGCAACTCATCGAACAGGACGAAGTGAGGGTTCAGCCCCTCTTTCGAATACGCCTCCGCAGAGAGCACCCGATAGACAGAACCGTCCTCCGGCACTTCGATGGCGTCCCGATACACCTTCGTCAAAGATGAAAGCTCTTCACTGTTCTCCACAGTGCGACGAGCGTCAGAGAACACGATGCGAGCCTGCTCTTTCTCCGCAGCCACCGAATACACTTCCCCACCACGCGGTCCGAGGATGAGCTGATGCAGCGCGACGACACTTCCGAGGCTCGACTTTCCGGACTTTCGAGGCAGCCCCCACAATGCCAGCCTGTGCCTGTACGACTCGCCATCGTCGGAAGCAAACGTGTGCTCGATGAGGGCTTTCTGCCAGTCACGAAGATGCAGTCTCGACCCTGCTCGCCCAGCGACAGAATCCTTCGTAATCATCCCGAATGCTTCAGCGAACTTGATGACCTTGCCACCGAAGCCCCGCTCAATCGACTCAGGCGGGACAGGTGTCAACCATCGAGGTTCAGAGGCGCTTGGCATAGTAATCATCAAGAAGACGTCGGACGAGTTTCTGATTTTCTGAAGGACGCTGTGCGACACGTTCCAGGCACACGTCCTTTCCCGGGTCGCACTTCACGAAGTGAGCACCGAACGCGCGATACGTTCTGGACATCTCCGGAGGAGGGTCCGTGTGGATGATGTACGCGGTCCGACGACGTTCACCCTGCATCCGCTTCAAACATTCCGACACCGCAGCGTTACGCGCTGCCCGTGCCACCTGCCGAGTGACTTCCGAATAGTCATGGCTCGTCGACTCGACCTCCAAGCACGTCGCGATGTCGTCCATGTCGATGATGATGTCTCCCGGCTGCATGTTCGTCTGCACGTAGGTCGACTTCCCCCCGCACGGAGGCCCAGTGACAATGACAATCATCGCTCATCCCTTTCGCGTCTCATCTGCTGCAAAGTCGACTCAGCCTTCACCCGTGCCACACCGAGTCGAGAACGGTCTGTCGGAGTGAACCCCAGCACGGAAAGATTCGACAGCAGCTGACTGTCAATCGACCGCAACGCTCGCCTGTCCCTCCAGTCACGCGTCTCCCGGACCACAGCCTGCAACTCCTGCCTTTCGTCAAGCAGCTCACACGTAATCTGCAACAGCTCGACATCAGTGTCAGGCGATAGCCACACCTGGGCTGCACGCCACACTCGAAGCCAAAGCGCAGTCCCCGCATCCTCTAACGGACGCAAAGGCTCCGGCATCTCCTCTGCTGCAGGCAACACTTCCAACGCCGAGTCATCCGGCAAAGGACGCTTCGAGGGATTGCCGAGCAGCTTCGCCTTCTCGACGGGCATCGGCTTACGACCTGGACTCGCCACGCGCCCCCCTTGTGCGTTCTTGTGTCATGTGATAACTTTGCTTCAACGGACTGCCCCCCAGTGTAGCCATTCGGCTCGGAGCCTCCAAGAACCCCTCACCCCAAAAAGGGTAAAAAAGCGTCTATTTGCGTGTCGATGGAGCTGCGGGGTGCAGGCT